ACTAGAGCCTCCACCCTTACCGTAGTACAAAATATCGTTATTTTCGTTTAAAGCTAACTCTCCGTTTACTACCTGCCCTGTAGTTGGAGCGGTGGAGTCCGTTGATCGACGCTTAATGCGAATTGTATTTGCCATAGTATTTTTCTAAATTAACTGTTACTGAAAGCTGCAAGTCTAACAACATTCACCCATTGTGCCAACTTATACCAAGACAAACTTAAAAATATATTAGCATCCGTATCAAAAGATATCAAAGCTAGAGTTAAAGTATTGCCAGTTCTCGGTATGATTCTTCCTAATTAAAAATTGAAATTATTTATGTCAGATAGGCTTATGAAAGTTCCCGATAGACAGAGAGGTAAATGATCCTCCTACTAGATCGTCTCTATCCTTAGTTGCAGCTATAAGAAGAGATATAGAGTCCACTAATGGCAGCTCCTTCATTTCTATCTTTGCTGCAACAGGTTGATATGACAACCTGGCGGCCACTATATAGTTTCCTACCTCATATACCTTTCTAGTGTCTGCCTCCATCCACAGATCTCCGGAATCGACTACCGGATTTGCAAAGCACCTGGCACTCAGCTGACGAATATCGACGTTGCCTACATTAGTAATCTGCGAGTTTCTAGTCTCCTGATTCTCTATGAGAATTGGAAACGGTATGCCTAAAAAGAATCCTTCTATAAATCCTGTTCCTGCGCACTTTATGCACGCATTGGTAACTAATGTGGCGGTATTCTTGTCATGGCATGTGCATTTTGGCCCATAGTATCTTTTCTTAAATAGATACCCCTGCACTCCGCCTCTGTCTTTTCTGAACAACAAAGCTTCTTTTCTAAGCAACTCTCTCAACAGCCCTACATGAGATCTGTCGACGTTGCCATCAAGGCCTTTTATAGGAGAGTAGTATGTCCCAGCAGGGGTAGTCAACCGTACCCGGTAAAAAGCAGTGTTCGTCATCCCTGCAGTTCTAAATACGCCGTCAGACAGCTGGGCAACCTTGCTGCCCTCTGCTATCAACGAGTATTCATTTGATTCAAATCCTGCACGATTTGGCGAAAACTCTAGAGTGAAGACGTGTGGAAACGGGTCGTCAAATCTAGTGTCGAGGACCCAGGATACGTTAGTGTTGCCTAGTCCGTCGTAAAATATGAGTATGTCCTTGAACGGTTCTCCCACGATCATACCCTATCATATGGGCCAGGCATCCATATAAATCCACCCATGATGTTTGCCTCGAATTTACGCTCTTGGCAAAACATTTTAAATTTTTGAGACTCCTGCTCTGCAAGCTGTATGTAACTCGGACCTTTATTTTTATCATCTACGCTGAGCCCGCCTGAACTGTATGGCAGCTGGTTTCTCATGTAGTTGTATCCTGCGATCCTCAGCAATTCACCTATGGTTGCATTTATGTGGGTTTGACGCCATGGGAAGTTGTGTATGTCGTACTGCCCTACGTCTGGCAACATAGAATTCCAGGTCTCTACCGGTTTAGTTATACAGTGTGCGATCTCATTATCGGAAAATTCCACATCGTTCAATAGACTGTTAAGTTCTGGAAAATCTCTTAAGGCAAATCTAACTTCTGCAATCGTTACCGGACGATTTACCGAAGTTACCTTTGGTGTAATTTCTAGATATCTTGGGCATTGATATATGAGTTTTCCATCCAGATTGTAGATCTGTATGGATGCCAAGTGAAGTCCCGGCTTGCTCATTATGTCTGCGGGAATGTACACCTCTATCAAGCCATAGTCAGGCTTTGTGACGGTGCAGTCTATTTCGGTGTATGCCTCGCTAAACAACGAGTCTCTAACCACATACTTTAACTTCATATCCACTATATTCAATGCATTATTATCTGGCGTGAATACTTGGGTCGCAAAAAAGGCGGCTCCAGTCTCTGGAACCATGTCTACTGGGAGATAGTTTGATTTGGATCTATATGGGCTGGCCGGGATCTTGTGCCTGTTGGCTCCAACCACTACGGCCACGGGCCCGAGGATTATATTATTTTGTATGCTTGGATATGGCATATTGTCCTCAGATGATTACAAATCCGGTGGTGGTGTTGTTGCCTACGACTTCAACTGCAAACTTGCAAGAACTTGGAACTATGTCGGCCGAAGTAAAGTATCCGTCCCACCATAGCTCGTGCAGCATTAGTGAGGCACTGAATTTCAATTTCAAAGATATAGGATTGGCCGTAAGTCGTATGATGTCTCCGGCCTCCTCGCCAACAACTGCCAGTTCTGCAAATCCGTATAACTCTCCACGGAACTTGGCTTGATTATTAGAGGTCTTTGTTTGCTCCCAAGTGTCCAGGGTAGCGGAAAGCACAAGCACCGATATAGACTTGTCGCCTACTACAAATCTGCTAGGGGACGCCGACTTATCGACAGTCTCTATAATTGAATTGGGATCTGGATTGCCAACGCTGCCGATTACTCTGGCATCATAAAGTTTAAAGACAATATTTGAAATATCGTCTGGAATTATATTATGAAAAAAGCGCTCCGTAGAAAAGGACATGTAAAAATCCTCTCCTACAGGAATTGCTGTAAATACAGTGTTACTTGCGTTTCCTGCAGTCATCGGTACGCCTAATTATACCACGCTGCAAGATTTTATTTTATTAATGCAACGGGTGTACTAGTGCTTCTATAATCCACGACCCGGCAGATGCGCTAAAAGAGATACATCTATAGGGAACGCTGCCTTGACTAAAGTCAGAAATATGCTCAAAAGCATAATCATTATGGTATGCAGCTGTTCCGGTAAGTCCCATATGGAGTCTCCCGTTTGCCGCTAAAGATGCAGAGTTACAAACAATCATCTTGCTGGGATCTACCATATCTGCAGATAGTGGCGCACTGCCTACAGGAATCAATCCTGGTCTATTTGCTGCAGTGTAGGTAAGGTTAGTTGCATTAGATAGAGTGCCAGTCCACGCACTAGAAGGACCTGTAACTTTCAAAGTCAATCTGTTGTAAGACAGTCCTTTTGAAGTTTCGGCGATGCCTGGGCTGGCGCTATCAAAAAATATTAGCTCTCTTCCTTTCCAAGCACTGTAGTCGCCTCCAGCATACCCACTCACATTAGTAGCAGTGTTAATAGGTACGGTAAATTCAATTAAAAGAGACCTTGATCCACTTTTATGCCTAACCGAAGTAATTACAGGCGTAGATCTTATTCCGTCGGTACCTATATTGGATCCAGATGGGCCCGTGAACGGATTGGTAAATGTAAACGTATCTCCAGGTCGTACCCAGTAATCGTTTTCAGCCGCACTTCTAGCAGATCCAACTGAGTTTATATCCAACTGGGCACAATAAACTATATGCGATCCGTTTGCAGGAGTAGAGTTATTTGCATATACATTATTACCTCTTAAAAAGAGATAACTATCTGCATCCGACAAACAGACGTTAGGAGCAACTGTACAGTTGCTGGTGCTGCCGGAAATAGCATTTCCTCTAACATTGATTTTACTTGCCGATGTAGGCCATCCTGGCGTCTCTAGAAATAGAGTTACATTTAGGCCATGTCCAAAAGCATGAGCAGGAAAAATACCACTAGCTGGTGCCAATGGAGTGACAAAAGTGACGCTGCTCTCAGTTTTGGTAGTAAGTGCTATTCTTCTGGCTACAGGCGCTTGGTAGAAGTTCACAGCCGCGCTCCTCGTTTTCAGCTTAATTAGCTGACAGCGTTAAGGAACGTAAGGAGCTCCTCATCAGATACATTGGCTACATCTGCTGCTGCTGCTTTATTCATTGAATCAACAGGGACGCCGGCAGACTCTAGGCCAGAGTCTAAGGCGTGATTAATGTTAGCCAAAGACACCTTAATCTGGCCTTCGCTAGCATGCTTAATATTCAGGTTGGAGACGATGGTGTCAATCAAGGTATCAACAGATACGCCAGAAGAAACGAGTGCAGCAAACTTACCGTTGATTTGTAAGGCGTGAGCTAAGTCTGACTCAGATTCAAACTCAAGACCATTGTCGAAGCAGGTCTTTACGAATTGTGGAATATAGTTGGTAGCAATAAGTGCCTGAAGGGCAGCGATCTTATGGGACTCGTTGTTCTGAGTATCTGACATTTGAGATTCCTTTTTGGAGTGTTTTGCCTTAGCTTCTGCTAAAGACATATTCGTATTCTACTAAATTCCTACTGGGGGATTTCTCCCCCAGTAGGCGCATCATATCTTTGAATCAGGTGAAGTCAATTCTGCTACATGCTGCAACGTTGGCAATACCGCCGCCGAGCATTTCATATGCGTACCAGCTGAGCATTGGGCCTTCACGCTTGACGAACATTGTGGTGTCCTCAAGGAAATAAAGGCGGCCAAGGAACTCCGGTGCGGCAAAAAGGAACATGCTATTGTCCTTGACAAGATCATCCTTGATCGTGGTGATCCAGTTAAGGGCACACCACTTGTTGGCTTCGCTGGCCCAACCGTTAACAAGGATGCCTTGCGCCATATCGCCGCCGACCTCTTCCCGAGTCCACTTTTCGAACTCAAGAGCAGTCTTCTGGTTGACAAGGGCAGTCTGAGGACGAAGGCGAGCATTTGCAGCCATCATTAGCTTCTTGGCTTCAACGACGTTCTCACGGGTGAGGCCGCCGGAGAGAGTTCTCCAGAGCTTGATGTTTGCGCCACCTGGGCCATAGGGAAGGTTCTGCTCGGCAGTCATGTTGTCATTGGAGAGAAGCGAGTTGATCGTCTGAATGAACTTGCCGTCCTCCTCAGCCTGTAGATCCTTGAGCGCATTATCGCTAATGACCTGACGAATGTCGAGGTCATAGTCGTGCAGCTCTGCAACGTCCTTACTGAACATTGGAGTAGCAATGCGGCTAAAGGTTACAAGCCAACGCCTACCGTAGATATAGGTGCTACTTGGGAACTCGCCGAAGGGAATCGACATAGCGCCAGGCGAATCTGGCTCTAGTTCAACAACCTTGGAGGGCTTGTCGGTAGAAACTTGCTTGGTAAGATCGTCTCCGGTAATTGTCTGTGCTGGGAGGATTTTACGAAGAAAACCCTCTTCACGCAGCCTCATGCGGATATAGTCTGAAGTAGCCCGAGAGACCTTGATGGTGGACTCAGGGTTGAACTCCATTTGATCAAGGTGTTGACGAACAACCTGGTTCGCTCTTTTTTCCATATCTGAAAGATGTTCTAGTGCCATCTGTAGTACTCCTGTTTAGTTTCTTTGTAAATTTTAAATTAGATTGCCGGCCACCAGTTAACGTAGAAGTAAAGCATTGCTACGCCGTACTGGTTCTTTACGCCAGATGCGGACGTTGCAATCCCGACGACCTGGTTATTGTTGATGGGCGCGGAGGCGGCGGTGGTGGCGGTGTAAAGAGAGTTTGCAGCACCTGTAGTGCTAGGAGCAAACGTTGCAATCTTTCCTACGGATGCGGTGCTAGCCATGAGAAGATCGCCAGCAGCTACAGAGCCGGCATACTCGGTGGTGCCGAGCTCATAAGCGCCAGTACCGACAAGGCAGGAAATTCCAACTTCACGGAAGACCGTGGAAGATGGACCAGCCTGACCGGGGGTTCCTTGGGTGGCAGTTGCACGCTGACCAGCCAGATTGCCCTCATAGCGAACAGCGTCGTTATCAGCGCCGCCGCCACGAGCAAATAGTGGCATCTTGTGCTTTACGCCGCCGCCGAGAACAAACTCGTTGTTGGAATTGAGGTGGCCGACGGCACCTGCGACTACGGCATCAAGTGCAGTGGTCGTGGAGGTATCGCCATTGTAGATGGGGCAAACGCGTGAGAGTTGGCGCTCGTCCCACCATCCACGAACTGGTTCGAGCATATTCTTTGTCATTTGAGTAAGAGTTTTGTAAGCCATTTTTTATCTCCAAGTTTTGGACTTGTTGTAGTTTAGTGTAAACTTATATTACTTTCAATTAGCTGAGGAGAGCTTCGCACCAGGCATTTGCAGCCTGAGAGCCGGAGCTACCTGCGACCTTTGCTGTTACGGAAGAAGGACCGCCTACTGCAAGATTACGAGCCTGGGCAACTTCTGCCTGAAGGCTAGCGATCTTGTTAGTAAGAGAGCCGATAGTCTTGAGTGAACCCTCTGGGGTCATGATGAAATTCATGAACTCAGTTTGACGGGCCGGATCAAGACCAGCGTGCTTGACGAGATCTGCGGTACGAGCCTCCGCCTCTTTACGATGAACAGAGACATCAGCGGCGGCCGCATATTGCGAATTTGGAGTTTCGTTCGAAATGGCAGCAACCGCCTGAGGAACTCGCTCCATAAAAGAGGCAAGTTTTTCAATTGCCCTTACTGGAAGGTTGATATTTTTCACGACTGGATTCCTTTGTAAATTGATTTAAGTTCATTACGTAGACGACTGGCAGAGCGAAGAGTCTGGAACTTAGCTCCAGCACGCTTTACTGCACCATCGCAAGATTGAAGGTAAGCGACTTGAGCTTGAGACAGCTTATTGGCATCCAATTTGCCAGAAGCGATGAGGGCAGATGTAGTGGCAAATGCCTTTACATCAGACTCCTTCATTCCTTCCTGCTGCATGAGTGCCATAAGGGCAGCCTCCTCCTCTGGTGAAAGAGGAGCTTGTCCTACGCCCTCTGCTTCGTCTGGTGCGCCGCCACCACTTGGCATTGAGGCCATGTTTGCGAGGATCTCTTCTGCTGCGGCCTCCTCGTCGTCAGAGACCTCCTCTTCAGAGGGTGAATCTTCGCCCTCCTCCATTATCTCTTCTTCAGAGCGCTTTCGAAAGGTACCCCCTTTACGGGAGGCCCCCTTCTTTTCCGGTTTCTTTGCAGGTTCAGACTTTTCTTCTGAATCGTCGTAGCCACCTTCAGAGGCGCACATTTCTGCAGCCTTTTTGAGTAGAGCAGCAAGCTTTGCAGCTTCCTTCTTCTCCACGTCTGAGTCTTTCTTCTCATCTGCCCAGTCAGGAACGCCGTCGCCATCAGCATCGGGCTTCTTCTTCTCAGACTTAGGAGCTTCCATCATTTCAGCAAACTTTGGCATACCGTCAGCCTCTGCAAGAAGATCGTACATTGCAATCTTAGAAGCTACATCATCTATTTGGGCAACAGCTGCAGCCTTCTGATGCTGCTCAATCGCAGGTAGGACATGAGGAGCCGCAAACTTATCCATAACAGCAGTGATAGTTGTAATAAACGACTCTGCATCAAGTGCAGCAGATTCTTTCAGAGAGTTGCATGTCTCGACGTACTCAGCGGTCGCACGAGCTCTAATTTCGGCCAGACCGGCAGCCGCATCTTTACCTTGCTCCTTAGATAAAGCAATGTTTCCATCGTTTTCTTTATTCTGAGGATAAGCTTGAGTTCCCTTAGCATTATCATCGTCACTGTTAGTAGCTTCTTCTGGAGGATTACCAGTGACATAGGTGTCAGCCCCTGAGCCAGAAGCGGAAGCTTTGATCAGATTGCGCAACTCTGTAGCAAGAATTTTTGCCTCGGAAATAAATTCTTGCGCAGCCTTGCCACTTGGGTGAGAAGAGCCCGGATCGTTGTGCTCATTTAAGTTGTACTTGCGCTCAACCTCAGGAGCCTCGCCCGATGGACGGGGGTGTAGGCCCTTGTTGTGGCCTGGGTCCTTCTGCTGACCGCCAGCTTCAAGCTTGGTGTCGCCGTCAGTACCGGCAGGATACATCGCTTTGTTATCAGAAGTATTTTCAGAATAGCGATGACCTACAACGGCTGGACGGGTGTGATCATCGGCAGCTGAATTGCTTCCACTGGGATGAGAAGTATTTAGAATTTGCTCGCCAGGATTTTCGGCGCGCTTTTGAGTAAGTGCACGAAGTTGTTCAACTAGTGCTCGGTGTTCAAAACTGGTGGCCATATTAGGGGTGTCCTTTTCGTGTGAGAATTATTCTACAGTATTTTGACAAATTCCGCAAAAGACTAAATCATCAATGTCGCCTGCGGAAAATGCGGCTTTGATAGACTTATACGTTTCAAGCTGATATCGAACATACTCTTTTGACCAACATGAATCTAAATCAGAAGATAGCTTAATTGGATTTAATTTTCTAATTTGTGTGCCAATAATTCTACCCATTAATGGAATAGTTGTACTACGGTAAGGCTTAATGGCATCGCATAAATTTGCAATCTTGCCAGATATCTTCATGCTTGCTGGCTCATATAATGAGCTAAAAATAAGATCCTCTGAAGAAAATTGACTTATCCCTTCGGCAACTGCAAATTTATTAAAATTTATTGCTTGGGTAGGTCCCAAAGAATTTCCAGTCATAAGGGTATAAAACTCAGATGGACGTAGGACAATACCATTATCGCTAAGTCCCCTCATCACTGAGTCCATGTAGGTAGGAATATAAGAAGAAAGCTTTTTTACAGCCTCCTCTACTTCTTCCTGAGAATCGATGACTGCCGGTCTAGCAATACCGTCGATTCTTTTTTCCATTTTTGAAACTTTTTCAAGAATCTTCTTTTTTTCTTCTGCAGACTTGTAGTTGCAGGTCAAGGTAGATTCAATAGTATCTAAAGTATTTAAAGAATATCCTAACTCTTCTGCAAGAGCCGCACCTCCGCTAACTCCAACAGAGGCTTTCTTTAAAGTATAGGCAACTCTGTCAGCTGGACGAATGACTCTTGATATGTCGAAAAATGTAGATTGCGGGTTGTCTACTCCGACAATCTTACCGTCGTCCATAATTTTGCCTAAAGCTTCTTTTACGTGCCAGCAATATTCTTTTGGAGTTTTTGCCTTGTTAGAGCAAATTGAACATACGTCGTGGGCAATTTTGCAAGCCATGGATACCGGGTAGCTTCCATTGCGCTCAAGCAAGGATAGCTCTTCGGCACACTTGGAGTTGTCCAACTCCATCAACAGCTCAACTCTATCCATGTCGTCATTGTACATGGCCGCCTTGACCACTCCAAAGGAAGAATCAAGAGGAGTATTTTTATGATGCCTGAATACCTTTGCATGCGATACAAAGGTGGGGTGGTCTCTCATCAAATTAGCACGCTTCCAGCCATCTCCGTTTCTATTGAAGCCAAACTTCTCCGAAGCAGTCATAGCAATCGTATGAACCGCCGTTTTGTCTTTTGAAGGCGCGTATCCTTCAATCAACTTAGAAAACATGTTAGCGCGCTTCTCCTGACCAGAGTCGAGACCCTTTGAGGAAAATCTAAGAATCTCAAACGGGGCATCGCTGCCTAGGTTAAAGTGATCAGGACTAAATGCTTTGATAAACATAACTTGGCTTATACTGCGTTATTGAGGAATTATAGGCTGTCCGCTTAAATTTTGTTGAGAATTGAGGCTAGATAGGTGGCCGCTGTATCCCGACCTATCTCCTCCCGTAAAGTAGTTATATGCCAAAGGAGCACCCAGGCCTACAAGAGTTCCTACTAGCCCTCCGGTCTGAGGACTGGAACGCACTCCACCTAATCTGCTAGGCAGTAGAGTTCTCGCACCTCCAAGAAGTGTTCTTGGTCGAATTGCAGGAGACGGCATTGTAGGATCAGACAGTACTCTGGCACCACGAGAAAGAAGGCCCATAGCGCCCTCAAATGCCTTTGCGGGAAGAGCCATCTCTACTTTTGCTCCTGGTGCATTGCTAAAGAATCTCTCTGCAAGTGTAGTGCCTGGAATAACCCCTCTGCCACCAGGTAGTCCTGGAAAATAAGGATATCTACTTTGAACCGGAGGACCCTGGTTCCTGTCGATCCTGGGATCTCTACCTGCCGCTTGCTGCGGCGGCCTCATGAGCAGCGCCGCTCTGCCAGCTGCAGTTGCTGGAAGATTTTTTCCACCTATAGTTATAGGCGGTTGAAGAACTCCACCAGGCACAGTAGGAGTAACTGATATACTTGCAGCAGGACCTCTTAAATATCTGGCCATTAGATTTTGAGCAGGACCTGGTTTTAAATTAGCAATATTTTGAAATCGAGACCCTCTAGGGTACAGATAGCTGCCTCCTCTAAATAAACCACCAGGCCTAGTAGATTCTGTCAGGATCTTGGGGAGAACGTATCCTAACGCACCTGATCCTAGGATTTCTCCAAGGTTAAATCCCTCTTGATCTCCTGATGCCATGCCAAAAGGCAACAAGTTTCTAGCGCTCATCTCAGAGAGCGGAATATTCTGCATAGTCCCTGCAGGATATACTCCTCCTGGAGAACTCTGTTTTAATCTTGCCGAAGCAAACTTAGCTAGCAATGAATTAATATCAGTCATCTTATAATCCTTTTGGTCTATCAAGACCTGTAAGTCTTGGAACAACAGCGTATTCTCTACGCTGGTCCCTCATCTTTTCTTCCATTGCTAGCATTTGATTCAAAGAAAAATCGTCTATTTGATCTCCGGCCTCGAGTCTACGACGAAGCATAGATCTAAGCAAAGGAGTTTGTTTTGAAGCAATCGGTGCTATAGAGTATATCTCGCCGAGGGCTTCTTCAATATCCTTTGGAGAATATCCGCCAACAATGGGATCCGTCTTCATCAGCTTGTGAATATTTAGGGCATTATCAATGCGAGTTATTTGATCTACAAAGTCTGGATCTGCCAGACTGTCAAGAGCTCCACGCTGTATATCTTCCCTGGTCTGTTCTGATCCGGGAACCATCTTACCTATAGCTTCCTCTGGATTTATAGACAGTGCTGCTTTTTTTCTGACCCCCGCAGCATCATTCAACAAACTAGTTCTTTCCAAATTATTAACATATGCGTCGTGCTCGGCTTGTGCAAGTTTAGAATTTAACAGTGCCGTTTGATTATAGTTTTTAACTATATTGTCAAGAGAGTTTAACTCTTCAATACCTAAAGAAAAATATCCTACTCTGTCTTCGGCAAGCTTCTCGCAATCCTTACCGGTAACTCCAGTAGCCAGGCTGACTACGTCAATAATGTCTTTACCGTGTTTTTCTATTGTCTCTCTCGCCCAGTGAGTTTTTCTGTAGGACGACACTCCTGCTACCTTTTCCTTAAAGTACTTAATGCTATTTGCAAGTCCTTCGCAAGCCTCGTTGTATCTGTTTCTCAAAATTTCGACAGATAGCTTTTCATTTTTGCTTAATACAGTCGCAGCTCTCTGCAACTCATCAAAAGATGGAAGCTTATTAGAGGCAGCCTTTGAGGACATTAAAAAACTGTCATCGATAGGCTGAGAGTCAAGGAAACTTTGAGACTCGGATACGTATGCAAACGACATATTTTCAGCAATCTTATTTTTAACATCTACAGAATTAAGAATCTGTTTCAGAGCTTTTTCGCCATCGGCTAATAGAAAGGAGTTTCCCCTATCCTCAATAGAAGCTGATTTAAAATATGCCAGATGCGCTGCACCATTGTATGCCTCTGCAGCTCTCATTATAAATTCTGGAGGATATTCATCGTTAGACGCAGCTTTAACCAAAGCATCTGTTGGAGTCATTCCACTGTTAACAAAAGATGCAGTCTTGTTAATTAAATTAACTAAGCGCTCTTTGTTTTCAGAAGTTATATGCTTTAATTCGGTCATTGTTCTTCTATTCTACCGATATTTTGGTTTTCTATAAAGCGAGGTGGATTATCAGAGTGCAGTTTGTCTATGTCTGAATTTGTGTAATTTCCAGATCGTAATGGATCTGCAGGCATGGATCCTTGATTCATTATTCCAAAGGTAAATGATTTTAACATAACGCTAACAATTTGGGAAGTAAAGGCATCGTCCTCCTTGACTCCCCCAAAAATAGCTTCAATTTTCTTGCGTTCGTTAATGTTATCTTTGGCTAATCCTATGAGTTCAGTGGCATTTCTAGTATTTGGAACAATTCCATTCGCAGCCTGTATACCTTTTGACAGTACTAAATTGTCAAAAAGAGTTTCAAATAATTTCTGCATTTGATGCTGAGAGCATTTTTCTATTGATTCAATCATTTCTCTGCCGCCAAATATAGCAACTCTTTTCCAAAAAGCTTCAGTGCTAAATGGGGCAGAACGCATTACAGGCTCTATGACCCAGCGATTTAAATAGCCATAATTAGTAAGGCTGTCCAACACGTCAAAAAAACACATGATATAGTATTTAATTACTGTTTCACTATATCCTATAATATCTGCGATTTCTTTATACGAATAGGACGCCAATATTCTGGTGTCTACGTCCAATCTGTACGAAGGACCATTTTCATATAGCATCAAAGCATCGGCAATATCCGGGTTGGCATCTTTATAAATCTCTACTATGTCAACTGGATCCTGCCTGATCGTCTTCAGTAATTGATATAACTCTTTTACATACTTATCGTCGTCTTTACGAGGTTCTCGCCACTCGTCTAAAAGTTTTATAACGTAATTATACCTCCAGTCGGGACTTTTCAGTCTACGAGGTGCTGGAGATTTGTCGGATAAAGATACTTTGGCTTTGCGCATTACACTAACTGATTAAGATCGGTCTCAACTGCAGAGCCTGAGTCTGCTTCGATCTTGCGTTCCTTAAGCTTAAGAATCAATTCTCCAAGATTAAGGAAAGTATTTCTAACAGACTCTTCCATGCTTGGCAAATCTTCCTGACTAAAGCGCTCAGAGAACTTGTCTCCGTGGAATAGCATGAGGAAATATATTCTTCCTAAACGATCAAGGGCTGTCTGCAGATCTGCCATGTATTTATCGAGCGGAGTGTCTATGTCGCTGCGATTTATAAGTTCGGATATATTGGCGATGTCGAATACGTTTCGCTCTCCGGATTGTGCTGCCTGCATTATTCTGGCTACAGACTGTTGGTCAAGACCTTGTTGGCCTTGACCCATTCCAGTAATGCTGTCCATGATTCTTTGATTAAGTACGTCTCCAGGCTGACCAGAAGTAGCAGAGACGGTGTCGGCTTGCGGGTACTGCTCTGAAACACCCAACGTAGGGTTTATGCCCATGGGTGTTGGAGGTAAATTTGGGGTCGCAACCATGCCTGGATCAAAGAACGGTTGCGCCTTTTTATCAAAATATAGCACTACATCTTCAAAAGCAGCTGCAGACTTAAGTGCTGATTTGGCCTCTAAAATGCTCATTCCAAATCCAGCTACTAAGCCAACATACGTATCTCTCTTGGAAGCTTCTTTGAATACTGTTTTTCCATTTATTAAAACTCGGAATCCAATCCTGTCTTTGGACACCTTGACCTGATCATTCAAACCTTTGATTCTGGCATCAATGTCCCTGGCTCCGCCGAGTTCAATTTTGCTGCGACATCTGTTATCAGAAAAAGTATGTACTTTTGCCGTCTTGGGCACGTACAGAGTTCTGTCAAACATCTTCATGCGTCTGTATGAAGGAGACACAACAATTTTGTCGCAGCACAGTAACCCAAACACTGAATACGTAGTCACATCTCCATTAACCACAGCATTCTCCAAGGTGCATGGTCCCGCAGCCTGGCTGCCGTCAGCTTCTATGAAAACATTGAAATTTCCTTTTTTGTTTGGATCGTAGTTTTTGCTTGGAGCATCTGTCTTTGCTGAATCGGCAGACTTTAGCTTATCTACAAATGCCTTAAAATCCGATCCTGGCATGGAGGCACCCAAGGAGAAAACCTTCGAGGATTCAACCCTGTCAGACTTGCCTCCGTCCACTGCAATAACGACACTCTCCACACAGTTTGAAGAGGTGTAGGAGCATCCAGATACTGCAGAAGGAATTACGGCCATCTTGTCGACACTTCCACCAGGCATTAGAACGCTATACAATCCTGCGCAATTACAAGCGTTCAGAGCCATGGGCCCTTCAATTTTGTAAGAAATTCTTGCCAAGTTTTTACGATTGTCTCGTAAAACTACACCTTCTTCAATGAGTTCTTGTTTTTCTGAATCAGTTATGCTGTTCAGAACATCCTGAGGGCCGTGCACATCTATAACTTCAACTTCTGGAACTTTGTTATTGTCCAATACGATGGTTTCAGATTGTTTACACTCTTTTAGACATTCATAAAGTTCAGAACCGTAGGCTTCTACGGCCACCTTATGAAGTTCTGGATTGTGCATTAAAGTCTTGGTGTATATTTCAGCAAACTTACAATTAGCGGTTTTAAGAAATTTTTTAAAGTCAACGTTAAACTGACTAGACAAATTCTGCATTCTATCCATGCTGAACTTGGTATTTTTGGTAGGGTTATATATCTTAGATAAGTCCATGCCAGACTGCATACCTGCCATGATCTCGCCTCTGTTTAACTCAGAGGGAGCCCCCAGCTCTTCCGGTCTTGCATTTAGAATAGCGTCAACCCAGTTTTCCTTATTTGGAACAAACTGGTCCAGATTCTGATTATATAGCAACTCGGCGCCTTTGAGCTCACCGTTCTTGTAGAAGATCGGCACAAAAAGCTCTCTACCGCTTACGTCAAACTTAAAAAGACCAACGGCTTGAGTGCCATCGTCGTTCTTATTCACTACCTCAAAACCAAGCATGTAGTCGAGCAGATTCGGAATCTTGTCCCTAATATAGGCAAAAGCCAATTGAAAGAAATTCTGCTCGAAGGATGCGTCGTCTGCAATTTTAATGAGATTCTTTCTGACCATAGTTATCTCTTAAGGGAACTTACCTGGCGGGGTTTCCCCCGCCAGGTAATATAGCTTAAATTAACCGTGTTCTGCAACTGCAATGACAACTCTTGCTACGTTTACACCAAGTGCAGGAGTAGCAGTAATTACATCGCCAGCAGCTACATCGTATCCGGTAGATGCAACCGTGAGCTCCTTGACTCTATTGGCAGCGTCGCCAATTTGAGTTCCTGCAGTTCCAGCGGCAACAAGTGGGCCAGCAGGTGTAGCTACAGCGATAGTTCCGTTGCCGGCAGTGCCGGATACTGGAACAAACCATGCGCCTACAACTCTACCTGCAAATTGCACAGTTGCTGTAGCTGTGGTAGTGCCGCTCAAGCCAGCAATGGTGTAAAATGTTACACCATTCTTGCCATACTTGATGTTTCCTGCAGAAAGATCTCTGAGGATGGCTTGCTTCTCAAGAATGCCCATCGGGTGGACAAAGCTGCTCTGAACCAGTTCTACTGCTCCAACGGCAAGTTCCTTGCCGTTTGGACCGACATAAGCAAAAAATCGCTTAGCGCCGGAGGTGTTCTTGAATACGTCCGTAGTCATGAGCGAGTTACGATATGTTTCCGAATCAGTTAAATCATTACCATTAGCCATTTTTATCTCCTTTTGTAAATTGAAAGGGCCTTATTTAGACTAGTCCCAATCTACTACTAGTGTTATTCATAAGTATCAGAATGTAATCACCTTAGCGAGGAGCAGTAAAGGTTTTCCGTAGCCAATCTTTTGCATCTTGGGTACGAGTGGTGTAGTAGTTACCGTCAGCATCAAAAGCACTTCCATCATCAAACCCGCCGCGATCGTCAAGTTTACCCTCCCGGCCCTTCCTATTAAAATTACCTAAACCAATTTTATCGAGAAGTCGCGCAGTACCGTCGCTAAGACTAGTAATTCCATTGAACACACTGCTGCCTATGTTATGATCTACGGAGGGCTCGGTATAGTGACGGAGGGCGCCGCCGCCTAGAGCTCCAGCTCCTCCTCCTAGAATTGCGCCCATAAGCGATGAGCGAAGATGACCCCTCAGACTCTTGTCTTTTCCAAAAAGAGCATTTGCCAAAAGAGCCACAGGAATTCCTGCCATGGCTCCTCCGGCTGCGCCGTATCCAACTGCAGGAGCATATTCTTTTGCAGTATCTAAAAACGATCCGGCTTGTTTATGAAGCCTGAGTTCGCTTAAAAGCAAAGGGCGATATTCTTCTGAGAGTTTAGATAGTTTTAAAAAAGTCTTTTTCACAGTTTAAGCTCCTTATATGAGGTTATGATTATAGCAAAAAATATCAGTAGGTGCCTTTTGGATTCTTTGAGATTTCTCCAGTAGCCAAAGCTGGAATCCAGGATGTACCGTGTATCTGGGAGGTAGACCCCCGCTGTACATTATCCAAAAAGGTCTTTTTAAGATTAAATCCTCCAAGTTGAACCATCCAATCTCTGTCTCCGAGCAATGACATCATAGCTCTGGTCATAGTTGGTTTAAATGGAGGAGGATTTTTATGAACGATCACGTCTGAGAATCCACTTTCTTTTAGCTCTTTGACTACAGTGGGAGTTATACGAGTTCCAATAGAATAGTGCAAAATTGGTTTTTCTAAATAATGATTTAGATATTTAGAAGGATTTCCAGTTTGAAAGCCTTGTCTTGGTTTATATCTTGAAGCTAAATAATCATAACTTACTGTGTCTTCTGGATATGCCCCTTCTACCACATCGGACTCAGTCAGCTCTACTTGATTAATCAAACCTCTTGCAACTACTTCGACATTTCTACGATGAACCGGCAGTCCATTCTCTTGTAAAGCAGATTTAAATTGTTTTACAAAGTGTCTGCGAGCTTCTCCAATTCCTTTAAGCTCAGCAATATCCTTTGGATTAATTATACCATCAGATAAGGCATCTCCAGCTTCTAACGTTTGACCTTGTCTAACGGACACTGATTGCTCTACCGGAACATAGTATTTTTCATTATTTACATAAACATAGTTTCCGCCTTGAGGAGCAGATTCTATTTTCCCAACAATGCCGTCCGCTTTAGATACCGGAGCTCCGTCTGTAAAAGTTTTTGGAACTTCTATGAGTTGATTTAAATAGTTAAAGCCAGTTACACTTCTTTTTGCCCTGCCTTTTGACACTCCCCCTGAGTGCTTGGAATTCAACATGCCCTGGCTTATAGGTTCTGCAATTGCCTGAGCAGCAGTAATCCCTACATTCATACCTATTTCTGCAAGTTTACCGTGCTCTCTTATTCCGGCAGCCAGTCTGGGCAGTCCACCAATTCCACTTACGGCTGCGATAGGAGAGTAGATCATAATGTTCTTCTTGCCAGATACGTTTAAGGCCTTTAGTACGGCAGCATCCACATACGTACCTTTCTTAAACTGCCCCTCATCTCTAGCAAGCACTCCACCTATATTATCTGGATCGTTTACTTCTACTATAAGTCCTTGGCCGTCTTCAATGTCCTCATCCGTAACAACAAGCCTATGTGCAGAGGCAGTAAGACGTTTAGCAAAATACCCAGCATCGCCTACGGCCAATTTAGTATCAATAGCTCCTGCTCTAGCGCCATACGATCCCGCCCAGTACTCCACGGGATCCACGCCCTCTGAGTATGAATTCAGCACAGGAATGGGAACGGGGCGACCTTTATTATCGCCGTAGAGAAGATCGCTGCCAATCATAGAGGCTAGCTGATCTTTGTTTCCACGTGCTCCTGCATATACCTGCATGGCAAAGGGATTGTCGTTTTGCAGTAACTCCTGATACACTTTATTTGCCAGAGTTTTTTGATACTTTAAAGCTACATCTACTATAGCCTCATTTCTTTGGACAGGATCCTTTACAGACCTGACAATCTCGCGTACTTCCTGTCTTAACGCATTTGTTATATCGCGTTTAATCTTTGGCGGCTTAAGACTTTCAAGACTAAAACTAGACGAAGACGATTGTCTTGCGCTCTTCAAGCCAATCAAAGTAAGTTGCTGAACCATCTCCCTGTACTTATCGGGAGTCAATTTAGAGGCCATTTCCGTTAGAAATTTCCTCATAGAGGTCTTGTCCCAGGTTCTTCCGTAGTCTCTGCTGTCTTCTGGAAGAGCAGAATTTATCAGCAGTTGTCCCACGGTTGTTACTGTCGGTTCCATGTCAACACCTCGGAACCACACTGAGTTGAAATAGCGGCATAGTGAGAATAAGGCTTGCCCTGTATAAATCTAACTGATCCGGCCTTGACTGCAGAGGGCGAATGCGGCAAAGCTCTTTGCCCTTCAAATTTAGGTCCCCCAGTCCAATCAACCAGCTTGTTTGCTAGTGTGTCGTATCCGGGTATTTTTGACAAAAGGCTTAATAAGAAACTAAGCCCCCCTCCAACACCTTTTCCAAATCCTCCCAGCCCGTTAAAAATATTTTGAATTTTAGAATTAAGATACGTTGTGAGCCCTCTTGATTTAGCGGCACGAGCTAAGGGAGAATTCACATCTATGCTTGACATTAACTGACTTCTAAATTGATTTGAATGTTGGTCAGAATTTGTAAGCCAATCTCTTCCCGCACCGTAAAGAGCTTGAGCAGAATCTATCGGATTACGTAATCCATAGGCCGCCACGTTACTCCATCCGCCAAGCGCTTTCGCAATGCCTGAGGGGCCTTGAAAGTCTTTGTATAGATCTGATATATTTGCATCACCTTGACGCATTCTTCTTACAAATTCAGGATCATTTGCAGCGCCCAGCACCCTTTGTCCTGCTGAAGAGATTCCCTGCATATATTCAGGTGTAAATCCCTTTTCTTGCATAGTCATATTGTATTCATCGGATCCTGGGGCCAAATGTCCGTAGGTCTGTATATCTCTGCTGACCAGCTGTCCGTATTGTTCTGGACTTTCCGCTTTATAAGCAGAATTATATAAATTGCCCCTAAAAGGATTTGGGGTATAGGCCATCTTAACCAAGAGTTGTCTAACAGGGTCAATCATTGACTTAATTCACCTCTTCAAGTTTCGGATTGTCTATATCCATTCCGGTGATTAACTTGACTTCTTGTTTAAAATTATCTAGCCCCGCATGAGTAAATTTGTATGTCCCTGCTGGAGTTAAGATTACTGCGAATATAACCTGATCGTTATCGTCGTATATTAGTATAGAAGATAAATTCTTCTCATACCTAGGTGGTACTAAAATATTGGACTTTTGAAGCCTAGCTCTCATCTAAGTAACTCTGTAATAGTTTTTATATAATTATTGAAATCTTCATCGTCTACAGAAGCTTGCGCAATCATTCCCGGAGGGGGAGCTGAAGGCAGTCCCATCATTGCTGGGTCTACTCCGCCGCCCATCCCAGAAGGTGCGCCCATCATCGCAGGGTCCGTAGGAGGGGGAGATCCTGCTGGAGGTAATCCTCCTCCGCCTAGAAGTTGCATCATAGCTATTTGCGCATCCATCAACTGTTGCAACATATCTTTGATAGATGCAATTTCTTGTTCAATTGGAGCAGCTGGAGCAGCAGGCGCTCCGCCCATCATTGCAGGATCCATAGGTGGTGCTCCGCCCATCATTGCAGGATCCATAGGTGGTGCCCCCATAGGGGGTTGTCCCGGCGGAGGAACTGGGTTACCGCCAGGAGCTGGAATAACAGCTTGCTTTGATCTGCCGCCGATAAAGAAATCTAGATAATTGTTTGGCATGTTTCACCCATTTTACACAATTAGCAATTTTCAAGACTTGTAATTGTTATACCTATAAATTTAAATTTACATTAATAGGGGCTAATTGCAACATATCTTCGATAGATGCAATTTCTGGCTTAATTGGAGCAGCAAGCGACCCGCCTATCAGTCAATGCCCGTGGTGGGCGGCTCAGTTTGTTCCGTAGACGGTGGCAAGCCTGGGGGATATTTACGTGGAAGAAATGGAGATGCCTGCACACCAGACAAACATATTTGTGTATGCGTAGTGCAATGTATATTTGCGTAGCCGAGATTTACTCCACTAAGTTTAAGTGGAGCGCGTTGGACGTTAAATGCTGCATTTATACTTCCTACACAACCTACTCTGCAGGAGCAAACGCAAGATTTTCCATCTATCGTAAACTTGCAGGAAAGTTCAACATAATTTATGGTGACTATGTTTCCAAAATCAGCGCCGTCAATATTTAACTTCCCTATAATTGGAACTGGGCTGTATGCCGTATACAGCAGGGAAAGTTTTGGCGGATATAAAGAAACACCACTGCATCCATAGATAGTCTCGCAATCGTTAGCCCCGGATATCTTAAGTAAAGAATTAACGGATGACTGCAAACCTACTAATAAATATAAACTTGCTGCCTCAGTAGATACTTTGGCATTAACAAGTTTAGTGGAAATTGTTAATTTTAAATCAGCCGGTACTAAATTTAATCGGGGTGTCGCACCTCCTTGTAAAAGTTTTGTATTACTATCTATAATTAAAGTAGGGGCAGATACTTTAAACTTACAAAGACTTACATTTACAAATATAACATTGCTTTGATTTAACTTTACACTAAATTCAGCAAGTACTGGAGCATGGTGATCTGCTGGTTGAGTAGGAGTACTCATTCTTTGACCCCTATGTGAAACAGTCACATCAAACAATCCTACCCAGCTTTGAGGACGTCCTGAGGTTTCGATTAACTTATTAGTCTCTACGGACAAAAGATCATTATAGTTATACAAAAGCGGCAATTCATAAACTTCAATGGGATCTTGACCTGGAGCTGTATTTTTATAGGGGTGATTACTAGGAAGACTTGCTTGCAGATTAAACTTATGAGCAAGATAGCCTTCTACGATATTTATCTGTGTTTCAGTTAAGGACTCCTCAAATGCAAGTACTTCTGCATATATGTCATCGCTATCTACGTAGCTATAAGTAGTACTTGATCCAGAAGTAAATCCCACAACAGGGCGGGACATGTTGTACCTGGTTGGATGAGATCCAGAGGAAATCAAATTGCTCTGAAAAGTACTCTCTATATCTATTTCAGCACCATTTATTCTTATACCGTTATAAGTGGGGGATCCATAATAGGCGCACGCTATATTGTTACCAGTTACGGGAGAAACTGAAATAGCAGTCTTTTTCAATTGGTCATAGTACAGAACGGGCCTGCCTTGATGAAATCCAAAACCTGAAACTTTATTGGCACTCGATGATATGTAAGTCTTTCCAAATGCCAAGTTATAGTTAGAGCTAGATACGGTCTTGTTGTATACGATAAAATAAGTAAAGGCACTTAGTCCTAAAGACATAGAAGAAGTAACTAAGTCGTCTTCCTGAGAGGAAACCTTATCGAATTGTGCGCCTCTGTAAGAGCCATTGAATACAACTGATAAAGGTCTTCGAAGAGCAGAGGTAGGTGCAAAGTTAGCAGCACTAGTAGTATTGCTGCCGCTAGAGGCCCAGCTAGACACTTCGCTGCTAGGAGTAGGTAGAGATGTACTCTTATACCAAACCAATGGCAATGATACGGTGCTCGATGCGCCCGGCTCCCAATTTAAAATCTCAGCTATTCTTCCCGCTACATGGGCTCCATTACCAGAAGATAACAGTGCTTCCGTTCTGGCCGTTCCTCCAAATCTCCCTCTTAAATATGAGGGATATGTAATTGGATTAACTGTGGTAAGTGATATAGAAGTGGCGTTTTCTGAAATGCCGGATACTGTTTCTGAAGTGCCATAGTCAATATTTTGCAAATTAAGCTGAGTATCATCTATAGAACGCAAAATATAATCTGCTGCTGTAGAGTTATCTGAAATATCTTCTGGTTGCCGCAAAACTTTTTGTCCTAGGATACGAGAATCGAGATTCATCCCAAACAAAGAAGCAGAATTTATTTCACACGATACACCAGAGTGTGGCATAACTGACAGCACGTATTGAGTATCAAGTCCAGTTGCTGCTCCAGATGGCCAAGTGTCCACGCAGGAGAAGGTTTCTGCAAAGTGAACAGGTTTATCTATTGAGACTACCTCAGTGTCTCCAGTGGCTATAAACTTTCTAATATTAGTTTTTATTCCATTAAAATATCTATCCAGAGCTACCACTACAGCCCAGGAGTCGACTGCACCAAAAAGACCTGCCACATAAGACATTCCTATCAAAGAGCTGTCACCAAACTTAGCTTTATCTGTATAGTCATACATTGACACATCTGGTAAAGAAAAGTATTTTCTAATAATACTGGTGTCTATACTGTAGTCAACAGAAGATGATGCTCCGACGGAGTCTTGGTATCCCCACTTGACCATTTGTCCGACGGATGTCAGTGCATATATATGAGATCTATATGTGCTTACTTGTGCGATAACGGCATCCTGAAGACTCTCAGTGGGAATTGAACGCAATGCTATTGTAAACGGTGGAACTGGATAGTCTGGTATAGTGCACGCTGCGGGTATAAGGTCCCCTCCAACTATCTGTATAGCGTTAGTGTCTCTATCAACTATTATCGTATATCCAGAGCCAAACATGTGGTCTCCGGTACTGTGCTCCCATTGTTTGAATCTGCCGGCAGCAACAATCTTAGCTTTCTTTGTACCGCCTCTGCGATATACAGCAGGAATATTTATGGCGTCTGTTACTCTAGATGTATCTTCTCTATAGGCCGTTTGGCAATTGACACCATAATATGGCTCGCCTTGTGGAGTTCTTACGCTAGTTGGACGATTAAAATAAAAACTATGCGTTGGAGGCAGTATCTGATTGCACAGATATCCAGAAGTATGAACCATATAGCCTTCTACCAACTCTGAATCAAGCGTGTTCTCGTCTCCTTCAGTGAGGTCTTCATGGCCATTCCTATTTATAAACATTAATCCTTTAGCAGATGGACCGCCGACAGGTACAAGGCAGTTAAATCCACTTGATGCAGACATTAATGCTGTAAATTTTCCACCTGCCGCAACTTGTCCAACTATACTTGAATTATCAAGCGCATATTTAAAGCCGGGTATATCAGTTTGGCCGTGGGCATTATCCCCAAATGCTACGGCGCTGCCGACAGGCGCTGTAAACGCTCCTCCCGATATAGGTACCGTAAAGTTTTCAAATAAGTTTCCCGCTACATGATCTATTCCACAGCTTATGCTGGCAAACTTCATTGTGTTAAATGGCTCTGGTATTGGCGTATCTGGCCCGCTGGAAGATCCGTCATATCTTCCAAAAGACACAAGCGTTCTGTCCTGGCGAATGCCGACAGTCATTCGGTCGCCGCACTCTACATCTAACAGACCGGACACTTCGCCCTCAGGAGGAATAGCCCCATGAGTTGAACTGCCCCATACAAACGCGGTTCCATCGTTACGCAATACTGCAGCGTGTGCAAACCTGCAGGTCACCTTGGTAAGCGCGTCAATACTCTTTATCTTCTCGGGCGGCTCCAAATTAGACCCCGCTACATCACCCCAAAATATTAGCGAGCCCTCAGTTCCATTTATATCATCGCTAACTATTGCAAAATATGCGTTCTCAGCGCTAGCCATCGAGATAACATGTTTTAGATCCCCAAGATCTGTAGAAGTATAAAAGTAGTCTTCATTTCTAGCCCTAATGGAGTCAGGTATTTGATTTGCATAAGGAACTGCCGCCTGTGAACTCGTAACAGGGGGAGACACTACCACATGATTGTAAGGTCCAACTAAAGTCTCATTATCTGAATTTGGAGTTACGTTGACAGCAAGGCGATCGTCAGGTTCCGGTATGAAAGCCTGCCCCCTCCATTCAAGTTGACCTCCAGGCCCCGGACTTGCAGTCTGCTCTCTGTAATTGCTACCCCAGGCATAAACATTAGTGCCGTTGGAGGCAACCATGTGGCTCGCACGCATTCCCCTGCCAAGAACCCAAGAACTACTTGGTGAAGCAGGTGCGTCGTTTGCTAAATTCCACTGGTCTGGAGGCTGCGTACTTCCAACTCCAGGACATAGTATAACACCAGACGAATTTACAACAAAAAAATGATCTTTAGTAGATCCAATTTTGTTTTGTACCAAAGCGCCGCTATTTCCAGATGGACCACCCCAGCCGCTATAAGAATTATTTCCCCACCAATATACAAACCCATTGCTACTTTTTCTTGCTGCAATTCTGAAATAATTACATGCTATCTCCGTTACAGCTTGATTAGATATAGCGCTTGGAATATTTCCTCTATCGTCATCTATATTTCCAAACACCACAAGCGTATCGTCTGACTTGATCGCCACTGCAAAGCTATATCCGCATGCGACCTTCTTGCACGCCCCCAGATTTGCCGGCAAGGCACTATTGTTGTACAACCCCCACACATATAATTGACTGTTATCGCTTCTTATGCCAACTGCAAGCTGGCCTCCTATCTCAATATCTTTTAGTGGGGGAAGATTTGAAGGAAGAGGAATTATGCCGCTCGAGGGGGTGTAGCCAGCTGCTATTAAAGTTCCATCTTCGTTCAAAATTAACGTGGCTTCTCCATTAGTCACTACCTTTTTAACAGATGTATTATTGTCTGTAAATGTTTTTATAAGAGTACGCTGAAAATATGAGTCAGCCCCCCAAGCAACAAGTTTGTCGGTCAATGTCTTAGCAACAGAAAAGTCATAGCCTAATGATATATTGGTTAAGTTTGCAGATAAAGTTGTTTCAGGATAATAGCTTTGTGGCAATACCCTTCTGGTAATCGAGTCATAACATATGATACTGCCTGCTATGGCTGATTCTTCTCGACTACAGGGAATGTCATTTTCAATAAGTGGCGATGCGTCGAACGGCGTCGTCTCAGGCGGGGCGTAAATATCGACTGTGAATGTATTGTTGTTTGCATATCTTTCGCTAAGGGGACCTGCTATTTTAAATCCGTCTCTATATATAGTAATCTGACTAGGGGCGTAAGCATGATTAGAGCTATACTGGGGTTCACCAGGAAAAACTACCTTAGGCCAAACTCTGAGATTTTGATTAACTCCAAGTATGTTGGACGGAGTACTAGAATCATGGTTATAGTTATAATCCATGATTGCATTTGTTGGGTCCCCTGTCATAAAATCTGTTATAGGTCCGAGGTATATTTTGAAAGAAGATCCCCCAGACGGAGCATATCTTGCAGTAACAGGTTGCGAACCGCTATATATTGTGTCCTGGGGCTCCACTGCGGAAATCTGTCTATAGGTTCTCTGCACTTTAGCCATGAAATAATTTTTTGGACCTACAATATCCTGTACGCCCTTTAGGAATGGGCCTTGACCATAGTCCCCATTGCACAAATTTTGTGTTAAAGGTTCCTCGTATGCAGCTCCAAAATTAGCTTTAAAATCCCTGTTTTCATCGAGAGTGACCAGAGATCCTCTTACTTTATTCTTATTCTCGACGGCGTTCTTATACAGTGCAAAGAAATAGGAGTCCCCCGCCACAAACTTAGTCGCCCCTTGAGTTGGCATAAACATTCTATCAGTACTCTTTAGCGCGAAACTACTCACGGAGCTGTCGTAGATCCTACCAATATAGTGCATGAATTTGTCATACCTCAATGACGGCACTAAGTCAGATACGTATTTATTTTCAGGATCAGAAGCACTCTCCCACGGTATATACTCTCCGTCTACCTTTATAGAGAAAGTGATTCCCGGAGTCACGGGATCGTCGTCAGGTGCGTGGACGCTACCCTGATTTTGCATTCCAATATATATAAGTTTTGGGGGAGAGGGAAAATACACACTATATTTAAGATTAGCGTTATTGCTGTCTCCTACAGCTATTCTGTATCCTAGAGGATCCGCTCTCGAAATAGACATCTTAAAAGAAATAAGCGCTAAAGGATTGACTTGCTGCAGTAGGGTGACAGTTTGGTCATTCTCTAAGATAAACTGATCAGCATTTAAGAACAGGACTGCACCTGTTGGAAAATTGCCATAGCAATCTTGACCAACCCCAAGAGCAGGGGCATCTGGATACTCAAAGTATCCATCTATAAACTTAGCTTTATCTAAGGTTGCGTCGACTGGAAATATCGACATTGATCTATCGTCAGTCATCGACGGTTCAGCTAAGTCCTCAGTGGCATACGAATCTGAGAAATTTCTGAAATATCCAGTTACAAAATGCTCTATTGCATCTTCAGTACAACTTGTTCCGCTGAATTCGTAAGGATTCCATTCTTTTCTATTGGTGCCCGCAGGTCTAGTTGGGTAGTTGGACCCCCAGGCCAAAACAGAATCCTGGTCATCTATTGCAACTGTGTGAAATTGCGCACAAACAACAGATTTAAATCCATACCCAGAAGCGACACTAGGCACTGTAGCCTGGCCTAGGTCCATCATCCAAGACTTCCCTAATTCGTTAACACATAAGCCTTTTCCTATTAAATAAGAGTTATAAGGAAATGGTCCAAACAAAGGTATATAAGAGTTTAGACTAAGGTCTCCCCCAGTATGGGAGGTGACAGATCCTACTACAGGATCTCCAGGATTCGGAGTCTGTACACAAAAGCCTATGTCCTTGAGACCAAATGCAGACCTGTACCCAAAATAAACTTCCCTGAATTGATAGTTATTTCCATTTATTGTTGAATCCCTTCTCTTGAATTTGTAAAGAAGTTCAAAAGAATTTAGGCTGGTACGCTCGAGACTTCCAGATCTTGGAAGAATTCCATATTGCTTATAACGCAGCGCTATCCCCGGCGGCAGATTTTCTTTATATTCCGGTAAGTGCGTTATATGTTTAGCTGCAACGGCAGGATGTGGGAACGAATTTGCTAAAATGTTTCTTGTAGTACTAATTTGATGCTTTATAACCTCAACATTTTTTATATCAATTCCTATTTCGCTATACCAAGCAGGATTCATAACTGGCTCAATAAACGAATAGTCTTCAAGATTAGATGGAGTTTCAAATGGAAGTAAAATCTCATCTAAAATTGGGCCGCCATCAGACTCCGTAGGGTGGTATAAAGTTGCTCCGGTAAATACGAAAATCTTATTACCAAGACCCTCTATGTTTCCCTGCCATAACAAATGGTACCCCGACAGTGAATCCTTTGTTTCTGCTGGAATAAGGCTATCGCCATTTGGAACTATCGTAAAGCCAGCTGGAAGTGGTCCTAAAAATCTCTCACAGTAAGCGGCTTTTTTAGAAAATCCAAATACTTGGGTAGTTTCAGAGTTTTCTGCAGACATCGTAACATCTGGTGTTGCGTAAAGATTTAACTCTGACGCACTTATTGGAGTTGGGACGTTGAAGAATGCTCCAGAAGATGTAACTATCGATGGAGTGCCGTATAGAGTTCGTGTATTATTGAAGGGATTGAAAATCCTTACTTGTACTCTTCTATTATTTATTTTTGGAGATATTCTTATGGAAGTCGGACCAAGATAAATAAATTGCACCAATCCCTCGTCGGTAAGGAGTCGGTTAAGATCAAAGAAAAACATTGACGATCTAATATATAAGCTATTTCCAAGTTGAGGCCCAAATCCCATGTATGAAGGGGAACCCAAAATTTTTAACATACTTTGAAATTGCTCTGAAGCCGGAGATACGTCCTCTAACAATCTACTTGCAAGAGTAGTAGCCAGAGCTGCCGCCTGAGTATCATTGGATGGACTCCATGTTAGGTCCGGGTAATAAGTTTGATAATCCAGCGGATTAGGTGAAGCGGAATATCCCAGGGGATTTCCCCAGACAATATATGACTTGTCTAAGTTAGTTGCTGCTGGATCGAGATCTACTGCGCTAAAATTGCACTCTAGATACTCTTTGTGCTGTCCACCAGTATACAAATATAGATCAGAATCATAGTGGCCAACCTTCCAAGATGGCAAACTGTCTTGGCTAAACCAAATTCTTTGTATGGGGGCCCCAGATTCAGTAGTAGATGCTACTTCAAATTTGAAAAAACTTTCAGGATCTGAAGTCGGTGGCCACGAAATACCAGGACTACCGTTCCCCCAGCGCTCCCTAGTCACCCCTAAATCCGACCAATCAGAATGCAAAGGAGTAGAAACGGTGGTATATTGGATGTAGAATGACAGTAGTTGGTGATAGGTTTCCAACGCCAAATACTCGATCTTTAATCTATACTTTTTCCCATCTATCGCACTCGTCCCTACTGAATAGTAGTAATTGTCTAATTCCGTATTTAGAGATATAGAATAAGCCTGTCCACTCGCTGTAACTATACTTCCCGAAGTTACAGTTGCAGACACAGCAGTTGGAATCCAGTAAGTGCCGGATTCCACCTGTCCAGGAATATTTTTAAAATTTATATCTCCAAAAATTACAGTATCTGAGGGGGACTTTAAAACAAACTTGGTCTTATCAGAACTATATCTCGTCAGCTCTAAATGATCTCTAGAGGCTTTAGAAGAAATATTATCTTTTCTAACTCCTATGGCGTGATCCCATCCGCACGAAACAGACCAGAATCTCATTCTGTATTTATGATAACTTGGATCGTATGAAAGACCCTCACACTTTGGAACACTGCATTGCCCTTGCTGATTATCTCCCCATGCAGCAACGGTATCGTCTATTTCATCGTCTACCACACTCCCCACTGTTGAAGTTACATCAGTGGATTGGGTCGTTCGCAAAGCTATGCAAAAATCTCCACCAGCTCCTATTTGCTTGGCTTTAAGTCCTGGTGGAACAGAGGTTTGATTTAGATTGTTTCTACCCCAACATACTACGGTTCCGTTACTCTTTAAGGCAATACAGTGATTGTCTCCAGCGTCAACCGCCACAACGTCAGATCCCGCATCTGTGACACTGGAAGGAGGTGTACATTGACCGTAATCATTGTCGCCCCAGCAAACTACTGTTCCGTCATTTTTTAACGCCACTGAGTGCTTTGAGCCACAGGCAAGCACCTTTCCTGCATAAACTATAAGAACACCAGAGGGCGCCCCTACTATTGACTTAGATGCAAGAGTAACTGCAGCCGGAATTGAGCCATAATAGTTTCCGAAGTCTTCTAAAACTTTTACTGTAGATTCTCCATTGTTTTTTATGGACTGAGCGGCTGCAAAATCGTTTCCTATAGCAAATTGTACGATGGGCAGCGGCCCCTCATCAGTTACTGCTTCTGTAGTAACTTGAGAACAATTAAGTCTATCGTACCAAATTGTGCCACGGTTATTGCAGCCCCAGCTCTTTAAAGATCCGTCATCTTTTATGATGGATATATGGGCAACATTAAAATCAAAGTCCTTCACATTATTTATATAGCCGTCAGACAAGAATGAGCTATATACGTCAGACGGCACCGTCAAGTGTCCAAAAGTGTTATGTCCCCATATATACAATCTTTTTCCAGTCGTTCCCGAGGATGGAATTGGAGCAGTAAGAACAGCGTGTATGGATTCTCCAAGCTTTACCTTAGAAACTTTTCCACCGCTGAGCAAATAATCCCGTAGGGGTCTTGGAAGAATGGGAAGTATGTCCGTCGACACCTGATAGCCGAAGGAAGACGGAACTACTCTACGTCCTGCGAGAGTACCGTCCTCCTTTACAAACATATGAAGACTGTTTACGTCGAAGGATGACACCGATAAAGCTTTATCGGTATTACCATTTAGCAACTCAAAATCAGCACCTTCGGTGTTTATTTTTACTCCAAGTTCACTGGCCCCCGATCTTGATATAGCCATGGAGAATTGACCTATGAGAAGATTTTTATCTCCTTCAAAGGACAGTATTCTTTCTGAGGACTGACCTTGATCTGGAACTACGATCTGAGGATCTGAAAATGCAAGTACCTTTTTGGTGCTCACGGTGGGGGCTGTATTTGGCTCTCCCCTTAAATCATGTATACATGAAATTTTATGAATATTGGCAAACTCGTCTCCCGGCAAGCATTTTAATATGAACCATTGATACCCTGGATCAATAACAACTCTATCTGGATCTTGCTCCGATATTCCTAATATTGGAATGTCTATGTATGCCGAAGACGGCAGAGATGAATATGGCTGCAAAGTCATTCTCAGGACGCAATCAGCGCCTGATCTAAACAGTCTATTTGGATCTACATTTTCTCCGGACAGCTCAGTGAGCAGAACGGTGTATTCAACTGGCGGATTTTCCGCTCCGCCTAAACCTCCCTGTGCGCCAACTATCATGTTTTGCTGGATTAGGGTTGTGTTAAAATTGGAGTAAAAGTGTCTTACTCCAGGTTTTATTGGTATAAAGCTTATTGAAGAATCCGATGCATGTAGCTGCGCTGTTCCGGAGACATCCTCATTGACAGGAATGAGAGCGGCATTTACTTTGAATGACGTTCCATTATTTTGTAAAAATTGTTGAAATTTGCTCGGACTAAACAGTCGCATGGATGCAGTGGAATACGTTGGAGAGAATCCCTCGATGTAAGTTCCAACTGTGCTCTCTATCCTGGAGTGAGCTAGCTTAGTAGTTGAAGAGTCTGAAGAATAAAAGTCAGATGCCAGAGACACATCTCTTTGTGGATCGGTTACATTATTATCAGGTCTATTGTGTCTCACCAAGGATGCGCCTAAGAAAAGTACAGGCGTAGTCGGAAAACTCCAAGATTGACCAGGAGAAGTAAAGGTATTTTCTAAGGCCAGAGTAGTTGCAGTTCCTGACCCGGAATTCATAGTTGCTACGGAAGAATCATAAGATCTAGGAAATTGCGAGTACGCTCCTAATCTAGAGATATTTGGACTTAATGCATCAAATCCAACTATAGACTTACGCAATGAAGAATTATCCAGAATAGAGGCCCTGAGGAATATAAGAGTTCCCGAAGCACGTGATCTAGTGGGGTATTCTGATAATCGCGAAAGCTGAATTGCGTTTACACTTGCAGAAAGAGAGGCGGATCCCGGTTGACCGTTTCCCACCACAAATGTTTGTATTCCAAATACAGTCTGAGTTGAAAATATAGGAGAACTTATTTCATCAGAGGGTGAAGCCTTTGATGTTCCTGTAGGTAGTGGGTATCTGGCGAATTCTTGTAACTGAGTGGGTACATCTGCAGATCCACCTGATCCATATAGATACATCTGGTTAAGGGTAAATTTTGCCTGTATGTTGTCGGCAGTCAGAGAACTAACCCCCTGCACTGTAAAGTCAGCGCTGGGAGTTGTAAATTTGGCGGCAGAGCTACTACTTAGTCCTAAGTTTAAATTAAGGTTTAAAAGATTTACATCTAGCCTTGACTTTATTTCGTCAGGGTTTATAGAAAAGTCCTGCAAATGTCCAGTTGCAGACAATCTGCCTCGCACTAGGCTCAAATCGCGTTTGTTTGCAATTTGAAGTATTAAGCCAAATTTTGGGCGATCATTAACAACAAAAGAAATAAATATATTCGCAGCCGACCCTGTTAAAATGTCCCCTTGCACTCTAAAAGAACTATTTAAATTTTGCGGAATTAGATCTTTTAAAATATTAATAGTAGTAGTAAGTGATATATGTTGTAATGTAAAGAAACATGGACTAGGTGTAAGCGTAGCACCTTCTAGCACTATAAATTCTGAATCCCCTACACTTCGAACATCTAACTTTGGAACTACTGAGCCACCCCACGTGCTTTGAATTACTAGAAGTGACGGTTCACCAGCAAATCTTAAATCAATTGGTGACGCCGCAAGTTCAGTAGAAGAAAAACTTTCTATTGGTGGAACAGAAAACCTATGCCTCTGGTTTTCGGCATTATTTCTATACTGAGCGTCAATGAGTCCTAAATTTGAAGTTACTCTAAGACTAGATGAAAGCTGTACTGGTGCCGCAGCACCTGTTTGCATATCCCCCGTAACTTGAGATGTTAATAGGTTGCAGAGAGGCATTAGGGGCAATCCGAACGCATTCCAATAATAGTATTAAGAATAGAAGAAACGTTGAGCCGTCCAACAATGTTCGGCGGAAAGAAAGCTTTATTGTACAAAGTTACTGTCGGCACCACTAATTTCGTAGGAATATTTGAAGGATTAAATCCTATGACTATTAAAAAAGTGTCTAAAGAATTTGTTGTATTAAATCTAAAAGCAATATTTGAGTTACCTAAATCTATATCTTGTGCAGTACTTATGAATGCGCCAGGAGGTAAAGAGTGCATGGTTACACCTATATCTTTTACCCTATCCTGCAGGAGTTCTGTCGGTCTATGTGGAATTATGTTGAATATACTAAAAAAATTAGCAGTAATTCTTGGAAGCTTAAGTAAAGGCTGTCTTACTGGGTTAGCCGGACTGGGAGGGTAACTTTCTGCCACATACGCGGCCTGAGTTTCACGATTACCGAGAGGCCCATATTTTTTAGTGCCGCAGATAAAGTTAGGGTCTGAAATAAAAGACTTTGCAAACTTTCTATTGGTGATAATTGTGGTTTGCGCTTCACAGGGGCAGCTTGTAGTCGGAATAGTAGATGCAGTACTAAAGCTTCCTATATCGGCAACATACGAAGGCCCTAACCCTGAAAATTCGTTCCAAACTCCGGATCTATCAGGGCCAAATAAAACATATGGAACATCGCCAGCGTCTACTTCAGCCTCTATGGTAGCTGTAACGGTATATCCGGTATAAGAGTGATTAGTATTTGTTATGTCCTCAATCACTATGTTTACGGTCGTCTGATCAAACTTGGGCACGGTTATCGGTGCTAGATCCCATGGCGGCTCCGTCACTGCAAACGAGGTGGGATTCACGGATACCGGGTAGTAGCACCCTTGCTTAGACAGTGCAGGTATGGTGGCAGCTAGATTGAGGCCGTTTATGTAGAAGTTGGCTGTCGACTGAGTGTATGAGCTCGGGTTTGCAGGATTTAGTCCGGCCTCGCTATATGTGTCCGACGGATTGTCTGAATAGGAATACGCCTTGGATGGAGAGAATCTATCCGATATCTTGAGAGAGACAGAGGCTCCGGCATTGACCTTTAGGTATGCGGGATTGGTTCCGGCTCGTACTCTATCCAAAAGGACAAATGTGCTCCTTCTGTAAGGAAGTTTAAATGTCAGATCCGATAGGGGCACATCTACACCCGTGCTTGCATGGTTGAACGTGAGCGTTACGTCGAGCCCCCTGAGCCTCTTGGAGAATCGAGCAGCAGGTATGGTTATGGGCACAGTGCATGTACTTACCGTGGTGCCTGCGACAAAAGTCAAAGGAGTTGCCGTACTTTCAGCATAAACCACCCTAACAGGATCGGTGACCAAGGTATACGATTCTCCGCAATATACTTTTGCCGATCTAGAGAACAGCATTGGCACTATCGGAGCCATGCCGTCAGAAAGCTTTCTTTCCTTTCCTGCGGTCTGATTTTCACATCCGTAGCCCACTATGCCTAGCTTGCATATCCTTCTTTGGCCGAAGTGAATCTCGCCATTTGGTCTGGACATGAAATGCAGCCTGAAGTCTGCCAGGTTGTTTAGGTGAGTATTGTCCTGTATTACGTTGTAGTTTGGACAAGCGGAGCTGAACAAAATGGCACTGTGCAGGGATCCTGCCGCATAGTCCACCACGTAGTCTGTGTAGCTTTGGCGTGCAAAGTTGAGCGGAGAGTGGTATTCAAGCTGGGTATTAAGCGATGCGTAGTTTGATTGAGCCTCTTCTGCTGCCGTAGCGCAGCACACGGTTCTATTCAATCCTTGGCCAGACTGCAACGAAGAGAACGATACCCACGGTCGATACACGCCTACGGGAATGCCTGCCATCATTGTGCCATTGAGCAAAGTCCTACCAGTCAAAATAGGATTTGTGAATGACGTTGGATACTGATCCGGCTGGAACTGCAGCATCGACTGCATAGACTCGCAAAGATGGTGGCCTGCCGGTAAATTCATTTCTAACGAAGATGTTTGATTAAATCCTCCGTCTTCTGATGTCGTAGCAGTCCCCAGGGTGAAGCCATTTGTGATAGCCTGGACAAAGTTAGGTAAAGCGTACGAACTGTCGATTACACTATGAGCATTCCATCGATAGTGACCATAGTAGTTCTCCCAATCATCAGTATTAACTGAGAGAGACTGAGTAGGGCTCGAGGCTAATGCGTCATATCTACTTATGGCATGGGTATCTAGAAACCAACTTCCATATGTCGCAACCCCCCGGTGACCATATGGGTATCCAAGTAGTGAAGTGCCGTACTCTCTGCCATCACCTGCTCCAAATGCAAGAAGTACAGGACGGCTAAATTGATGATCTGCGGTTCCGGCTGCGGCGGCAGCTATAAGTTTTGTTGGAATTTCAGTCAAACTGCCTGAGGTAAATAGCCTGGTACCAAGTTCAGTAACTAATTTAGGGACTTGGGCTTGCAAAGCTGGGCTGCCAGAAGTCACCAAATTGGACAAAGACTTAGCGATCGGCCAATCCCCGTCACTTACAGCTAATATGTGAGCCTTGCCTGCCTTAATTTCTTTAAATGGAATACTAGGTATTAAGGTAAGATCCAAAGCAGAGCTGTAATATCTATATATCGTAGAGTCTACGTATGATCTACGGGACTGAAAATAGCAGGACCATGCAGTAGGCCTATTGTCCATTCCAACCACTGCACACACCATGTTATTGCTTGCCAGTACAGTTGTAGCATTAACATAACTTATAGAGACTGGAGTGGTATTTATTGTCGGGTTGGCTATACCAGAACTTTGTTTAATTTCTCCAAAGTACAAAGACTTAGTATTAATCTTTATACCAGTGGCATTACTGTGTATGTAGGCGGCGGATGAACTACTAGAATTACCCACTTTATTAGATCTTACTAGCCTTCCTCCAGATGAAAATGGATTATTTGCTTGCATTCTTCCGTATAGGCTAAGCACACTGGCGGAAAGCTGGCCCTGGCTAAAAAATCCCGCCAAAGAGTTGTCTTCGGCAGAAGTACCTGAATAATAATAATCAGATCCGGTAAAGAAAACAGAACTTTGATGATCAAAGGTTGCTCCAGAATTATTATAAGTGGCGGTTGTGCCGTTGGCTGCCTGTCCCGGATATAGCTTTACCGAGCTTTGAGACAGAGTGTCTACATACCCGGCATATATTGAATAGTCTCCACATGAAGCCATATCCTTTACTTTAAATTTGCTTATTGTTACTGGGGAGCCACTTTGAAAACTAGAGCCCACATTTGAAAGTAGCGATGTAGAGTTTTCATAAGTCCAGGGTGGATCACTGACACTTCTATTAAGCAATTCGAATGCTCTTGGAACATAATTGTCATTATCAGGATTGAAATCATTTGAAGAGCCGTTGTACAAATTTCTAATAAAACTTGCGGCCCCCATTCCACATATAGTTCCAGCCGGATTATATTGTTGAACCCCAGCTACACCTGTTGTATTGGTGGGACTATTGGATGATCTTGACCATTCCCCCACTGCATCTGATCTTGGCATTAATTGACATATTCCGGTAGGGCCTGTAGCAAATCGAACAGCGCCTCTTGTTCCATATACGCTGCCCCAGGATACTACTCTTCCATGCAGTTCTACTCTGTCGTTACTTGTATAAATGTTAGCAGATGTTCCTCTATATACATCGTAGACTATTCCGTGAGTACTGAATGGCCCGCAGACTACTTTTTTAAATCTAAGATCTTGAAAATATCTAGATTTACTATTGGCGTTAATATCAGTAGCAAATCTAAATAAATGAGGAGCAGAGTAAGCGGGCGTGTGGGGGGATGCCGTATGATATGGAGCTCGGTATTGGCTCATGCTTTGACAGTAGTGCGGATACGATCCAAATAGCCCTACATAAATAAAGGGTGAGCCATCGAGTCCGCCTAGGACCGGATCCATCGCGTTGCTGCCGTCAGATGTACCTAGACTGTAGGAACATCCCCAATGAGGACGTGTACTAGTGTCGACTGCAGTGCTATACTCATGTGCTTGGAATATAGTATCTATGTTTACTTCTGGATCGTTATTTGCAGAATTGTAACTAGGTCCTCTGCCAGCCCCTATACACTGTATGTGAAAGAATCTGTCTACTACAGCAGTGTGGAATGCTCCGGCTGCTATATACCCCTTGCATCTAATTCCTGCCTCGTCTTGCTCATTTGCGCAAAAGTTTGCAGCAGTTTTTTGACCAACTACATTGCCGGCCCGATCTGATACTGAAGAAACACTGCTGGAAGAATAGGGTGTAAATACTGCATAACTATTTACTGCTGCATTAAGAGTTCCTGGAGGATTTTGGACTGGGTTTGCAAATCCGTAATACGTAGATCCATTTACTACTGTTCCTTGTATAACGCATTGAGCAAAGTGCACGCTTTGGCGTACGTTGGCGGGCGCTTCGCTTGATGGATATGGCGTGCTAGAATGAACTAAATAGCCTGGATACGTAACACCTGATAGGGCGCTGGTCACAGTGTGGTTGCCTGCCCCCCAAGCATACAAAACTCCCGATTTTGATCTTGCTAAACTATGGAAGGCGCCGGCAGAGACCTCCATGATTGGGTCAAGATTTTGGCCAGTCCTTACATTGCCCGTCGAATCTATTAGATTTATTTCTGCCGGCACAGAACACTGATTGTAGGTGTCGTTCCCCCATGCATAGACCCACCCCGTTGCAGTGACTATAAGCACATGTCCAGGAAGATTTTTAAAATTTATATGCCCTGCGTACCTTACGTTATTGGCAGCTTCATTGTAAATAGGCGGATAGTGATACGCCATATAGTATGTTTTAAAATTATAGAATTTACTGTCGTGATTAAGATAGCTATTGAAAGCTGCGAAGTCTCTGGCAAGAAATTCAGCCAATTCATCTGAGTACACTGAGTGCGTATGAAAGGTCTCTTCGCCAAGACTGGTGTCGTTAGTGCCTATTCCAGCCAATGCCGGAGGAGAGTTTGAAACAGCTACATCTATTATTGCAGCACTAAGGCCAATCACTGAAGGGGGCACTATGCATTGACCCCATCTGTTGCTTCCCCATACGGCTATCTTTCCGCCGGATACTATCGCTCCGTTAAAGGTGCCGAGAGCCATAACATGACCCCCGCCACCGTGTATTATGTGATCAGCACTAAATGCTGCCACTCCGGCAGTTGTTTTATATATCGAATCTGCCGAATACCCATTGGCAAGATCTGCACCTAGCGCCATGTTCGCAGCAGGTATATAGTCTGCGCTTCTCGGAGGTGGATGTATCAGCTTGTTTATTACCTGCGCAGCGCTGGATATGTAACCTGGGTCGTAATGAGGTTTGAACATGTATTCTAAATGTTTGGTATTTTTATTTAGAAATACAAATCCATACTGAGTGGAAACTACGTCCGAATATTGGTTCCTTGCTGTAGTCTCTGGGAATATATCTGACCACCACTGGTTATTCTGCGTTTCACTATTATTAGATAAAAAAGAATAATTAATTCCAAAAGCAGGTTTTATTCCAGCGCCTTCTATGCTGGAATTAGTACTGGCAAAGGAGGTGCCACGATAGTAGTGAACATCTAGAAATTTAGCCCTAGGAGAGGATTGGTTAAGAGCAGAAAACATTCCTATCCCTACATAACTACTGCTTTCTTGAATTGCTGCAAACGTATATACACCTGCCGCAGAGCTTTCAGATTTGTAGAATGCAAGTTTTTTAATATAGTTAGCAGAAGAAACTCCCGATCCAAACACACTTTGGTTTAGATCAAACGCCCCCACTGAGTTAGGGGCCGTACTTAGACAAAGTAATAAACTATTATCAAGATCAGTCTCCCCCATTAAGGTTGAGTTAGTGTGATATTGCGCATCGGTTCTTTGGCTTGCGGAAATATCGACTACTGTGTTCGACGAGGGGATAACGGGGTACTTCTTAACTTGCACTGGTCCTGCGCCCCTCAAATCGCTAGAACTGGAAGAATTCCTGAAATATATGTTAGTAGAATTTCCAGAAAGATTTATGCTCATTCTAGGAGTCGAAGTTCCATAGTTCCAGAGCATATTTACCCCATCAGCCATATTCTGATAGGTGAAAGTATGTTGAAAAGATGAACTTGACTGATGCACGTTATTGACATCTGATGGAGGAGTGCCAGAAGTAGTATTAGTGATACTGGTAGGAGATGTTGTGAAATACAGCTCAGCTGGAAGTCCTGCCAAAGATATGCTTTTTATACCTAGTGTTTGCTCTGGAAGATATGGGCCAATTGGATTTACAGTCTCGTATGTGGCCACATGCCTACCGCCTGCAATATTATAAGTAGGTTGCTTGACCTCTAGCCGTATCCTATTACCAGAATATGGAATATCGTCGTGAACTATCGCCCTAAGCACTACACTATTTGATGAGGCAAACACTGAATCATTTACTAGTGTACCTTCGCCTTTAACTTTAAATTTAATTTTTATATTTACTGGAAATGCTCCAGGGCATGTTAAAGCGGACCCCTCGGTAGTACCCAAGGTGCTGTCAAGAGATCCTTGAAATTTTATCCCGGATGCTGAAAAGTCCGGGTTCACTCCAAGATATATGGTGGCCATCTGGCCTCTAGTTTAAAAAATTGTTGGAATAATTTTTTTACCTACCGAAGGAGCAGGCTCTGGAGCAGGCTCTGGAGCAGGCTCTGGAGCAGGCTCTGGAGCAGGCTCTATTTCTGCTAAAGTAGGATTTTCCGCAGATTCTGAAATTGGATCTTCAATCATCTTATTATCCTCCTTGTAAATTTTAGATATTTTAGGATGATGTATTTTTTTGTCTTTAGACATAAGTACTCCTTAAAATAATAAGGCTGCCCATTTGAGCAGCCTTATTATAGCTAGAATTTTCTCAACTCTCTAGTTATCTCTTGTTCCAAGGCAACTTTGGAGAAACCCAATCCCAAAGTGGCTTTCCAATAAAGGCGCCTGCTACGAATACAACGATAGTAAAAAAAACGGTGCCGAGTACTGATGAAAATAGTTCTTCCATTTTATGATTCCTTTTTAATGCAATTCTCTAGTTCTATTTTTAAATGCGTATTTTCTTTAATTAAAACACTACAAGTTTTCTCCAAATCATTATTTTGATTTTTTAATGCTTCTATTTGTTTAATCATATTTACACTTGATATACGTAATTCAGATAACTCGTACTCTAACTTTAGATTCTTTTTACTTAACTCATCGGTTTTTTGCTCGAGTACTTTAAGAGAATCTTCTAACTTATTGGCCATTCTCAAAGCAACGTCTACTATCTTAGCTTCGCCTTCTGCAGATATTCTCTTTGCTTCCGCTATACTCTTAGACTTATCCCAATATCCTTTAGCAAATACAGAAACAGCTCCGCCTGCGGCTAAAGCCGTTAGAAGTTCTAAAAATTTAGATACTTCTATTTCCATAAATTCAAAGATCAATCTAAGGTAATTACAATTGCTCCGGAAGTGAAAACCGGCGTATCGTTCTGCTGAACCGATCTTACGGAAGCCAGATCCCCATAAGCAATAACTACTGGAACAGTAGTTGGGGCAGTCGCTAAAATATTTAAATTGTTAGCTGTGGCGCCAGCAAGGCCGGTGGTGGTGTCTGCGACCCCGCCATTATTCAATTGAGCAGAGCTAATGACAAATCCGTGAATGTTGTTCGCGGTGCTGCCACTGTTCAGGGGGAATCCAATTTGGCCGTTAGTGGTTACCTTCCAAGCGCCGACGGTGCCGGTAGTTTCTGCAGAGTTAGCAATAGTCCAGCCATACCATTGGTGATTTCCTGTGGCAACAGTGTTGTTCACAGTACACATTCCTTGATAGCTAGTGTAGGAGGCAAAGGTGTATCCTGCGGTACTACCTGCAGAAGTAATACCGTTTTGGCCCAAGTAGCCGTCTAGCAGTGATGTAATAGAAGTGGTGTCCCTTTTAATAAGGTC